CAGCTTATGCGCAAACAGATACTATGTACTGCATTCAGATACTTAGCACTCGACACCCTGAATTTATACGAGCTGAACACTTAGCGATGTGTACATTAGAACAGGCGCAAGTAGAACAAACAGATAGTCTATATCGGATTATGTTTGTTTACAACACACTTGAAGAAGCTGAAATAATGCTAACCACTTGGAAACGCGCCCACAAAGATGCGTTTATCTGCCGCCGTACATCTCAACAAGTTTTAAACTTTTATCAATTCTATACTTATGATTAGGCACGTACATATTAAAGGAAATAACAAGCGCGATAAAAAAGGTATCTTGCAGCAGTTCTTAACCGAAGCGCAACAATATAAACCTTTAACGCGTGAACAGGAACGTACCGCGAATCGCGATATGCTAATAAAACATAATATGCTGTTTGCTGCATCGGTTGCATTTCGTTACGATAACTCGCAATGCGATATAATGGATTTAGTAAGCGAAGCTATGATAGGACTTATTAAAGCTGCCGATACATTTAACCCAGCATACGAAAATAAGTTTATAAGTTACGCGCTGTTTCACATTCAGCGCTACATTAAAGAGTTTTTAGATACTAAGAAAAGTTTTGTTAGATTACCGCACAAAATAAGCGATATAAAATATAAAATTGGTAAGCATGAAGAAACAGATAGTCAGCTATTGGCCGAAAAGCTAAATATACCTGAGCATCTGATTGTATCAGCTCAAAGTATTACAGGATTTGTTAGCTTAGACGATTTGAACGAAGATGGCGATGCAATATATCAAGTTGCATCAGATGACCTAACAGATAAGCATATTTTACAGATTGAACTAAAAGAACTTTACAACGAAGTTACCGAATGTTTAACGGACCGTGAATTAAAGATTTTGCAGTACAGATACTTCGATACATTCCCGCAAGATTTAAGCCAAGTAGCTGAAAAGATGAACGTTTGCCGCGAACGTGTAAGGCAAATAGAAAAACAAGCATTTCACAAAATACGCAACAAATATGCAAACGGAATCTAAATGGGTGCGCGAACTAATTTTAAGCGGGCAACCTGACAGTATAGAATTAGGTTTGATGCTAAATGATTCGTTTAATATGTTCCCTTTAACGCGTAAGTTTTACCGAAAGAATAAGCATTTAAAATTTTGGTTACCATCGCGGCACTACTCAGTATTAGAAACAGAATCGCGTTATTATTCGTGGGTTGCCATGCTGAATAACGAACTTAAAACACACCGCTGTTATTTTTGGTTAGACTTTCGAGAACCTAAATTTAAAACGCCGTGGCAAGCATGGCAAAAGCATATAACCAGCGGTGTTAAATGGCCTTATGATTATACATTATTTAATTATCCAAGCCACCCCTATACATCAATGTTCATGCGCTAATACATCTTACCGTTAGCTAAGAACTTATCAGCCCAAACATTAACCTGTTCAACGTAAAAATCGCCATCGTCAGTTACGTTGACGATGGCGAAACCATTTGCCCACAATTGGCGCTGGAATCTCGGCATGTAGGTAAAACCTTTTGATTTAATATCGAATAGACCGCCGATATTGAAGGCTGCTTTGTTACCAGTATGATAGCATTGAACCCGGTGCGTATGGCCAAACATTACCGAATGTTGTGTTTTATCTAAATGCGCTTTTGCTGCATGAATAGAAGTGTAAACACCGTGCACAATATCCAAGTGTTTGCCTAATGTGAAATAGTCACTTTGCCAATCTGTTTTCACTTCCCATCCGCGCTCATGAAGATATAACGCCTCAGTTGGGTTAATCAATGCGCCGCCGTATTTGGCATTATCTTTTTCTTTGATATGTCTAAAATATCGGTCTTCATGATTGCCAAATAGAAAATATTTTTTAGCACCTTTGAAAGCGCTGTTAATATCGTCTATACCTTGTAGGCCATCTATGTACTCATCTTGTAGTGTTAGGCCCGATAAGTTGGCCAATGATTCGGCATTATAAGAACCTAAGGTGTATAGGTCTAAATAATCGCCCGCTAATACAATGCCGTGTAAGTTAGTACCTAATTCGCTTATTAGCCTTAGTAGCTTTTGCCATAGTATTTGGTTATGAAACGGCCTGTGCACATCTGAAATAACTAACCAGCGCTGAAGAGTTTTATGCTGATAACGTTTTTCATTTATTAGGTTTTTCCAATATTCTATTTCATCATTAGAATGTACTTTAATTTTGGGGCGGTAAATCATAGGTCATAGTTTAGGGTTATCATTTCGTTGGCGTCAACGAGATGGTATCATTTCGAGGATATGCTCGATATGGTCATAGTTTTATATCTTGACAAAACGTATTTAATAAGTATCTAAGATTATCTAATAAGTCAGCTTGCCGTTCTTCGCCTTTGCCTTTAATGATTCGGCGGCTATTATCAGATTTAATACGCAAACAATCCATACGCAAGCCCGGACATTTATCTTCATAAATCTGAAAATCTGGACACATGCTTATAATAGTATTCGTTTGCACGTAACTTTCAGCATGCAGCGGGTTAGCTTTAGGCACTACAAAAAAACGCGCGGGTAATTGCAGTTCTTCTTGTATAATTTCGTAGTAGGTTTTAGAAACACGTTGCCTACCATCGGAACGGTCACCGCTCGCATCACCTGTAATTAGTAGTGGTATAGTACAAGGATAAATAGCAGTATCTGACCAGCGGCCGATTTTCTTATTTGTTTCGGTAAATACCCATTCTCTAAACGCTTGGCATGTATCATAAATAGATGCCTCGCCTCGTTCTTCAGAACCTATCTTAAATTCTTTAACGATATGCACACCATACCTGTAACGTGAACGCGCTGATAAGTCAGGCGATAGTGTTGTTTTTTTCATTACCGCCGCGGTCATTGGTATTTTGTTAAAGTCAAAACTAACATACAGCTGTTCCGTTTCCCAACTGATTTTTTTTGCGGGTTGAAATACTTTTTGCTGAATGCTTTTGTCCTTTAGAACATATACCCATGCTTCACCTGAATAATCTACAAATACAGATTTATACTCTTGTTCAAACGTTAGGCGGTCAAGGTCACGGCTTGCATCGGCTACCTCAGCAGGGTCTATTGCAGGGTTATCTGTTGTTTCCATTCTAAACGTAATCCAACTGTCGCTTCCGTTTTCCGATTGCGGTAAATCAATATCAGAATAACAGTTACGTTCAACATTACCAGCCTTAGCGCCGTTTCTGCATAGTTCGTACCAATAGTTATCTTTACCTGCAGCGGTACCAATAAAAAACGCCTCACCTTTAAAATCTGTTAAGGTAGGGCGTGCTACTGTTTTCCAATGGTATTCTAATATGTGGCTCGGTATCTTTTGCGTTTCTTCATAGATAACGCGGTGATATTTGCGCCCGCGCCCTTTATCTTTTCGCCCTTCATCCCCGATGGACCAGACCTCTAAAACTCCGCCATTTAAGAACTGCATAATTTTAGATGTTTCATCTTTATGCGATATGATGCCGCCTTCAGAACTTAGCTTATAAGTATCAACTATCTTAGCCCAGCTTTGCGCAAAATCTTTAAAGTCATCGACAAAAATACCTACGAACTTACCTTCAAATACTGCAGGTGAAATCAACGGTAACGCAACCGATGTAATCAATTCAGTCTTGCCAAACCTACGCGCACATACTATGCAATTAAAACGCCGTTTATTGCTTAAGATACGCTGTTGCCCTGAGTGCGGTCGGTATAGTGTTATGTCGATGTTACGCGGCACTATTTATCAGGTGGGTACTGAATATTTATGTTAATGTTTTTGTCGTCTTGCGTTTCGCCTTTAGGTTCTACAATGCCATAGTTATAACCCAAAAGTAACTTAGTAATTGCAGGGTTTGATTTACCATCTAAGCCGCGTTCTACTTTGTTAGTCAATATTTTATGTTTTGCGCGCGCTATAATTACCGAAAAACCGTCTTTCGTTTGATAGTTCAAAAGCGTGTCAGCATCGCAATCTAAGAAGTCTGCAAGCCCGTAAACTGTATAAGGGATAGGGTCGGGCAAATCTATCACTTCATAATAATCGCGTGTTTTTACAACTTCTTTTTTATTACGTGATTCGCAATAATCAAAGTAAGCATCAATTTTGCTTTGCATTTCTTCAGCTGAACTAAATTTCAAAGGTCTAGCCATTATATAAAATTCCTTTAGCGTTAGTGAATTTGTTAATTTTATCTATTTGTTCCTGGTTGTTATCATAATGAACTGTAATTCCTAAACGTTCAATCGTTTCATACTTATCTTTGCCTTCGGTAAAAAACACGCGATTTGAAGGTATGCCGTTCTCACGTGCAAATCTAATAACAGTAAGTGAACGTTGGCGTGCAGTTACTATATAAACATCAAAACCATCCTTTATTTTTTGCTTTAAAAGGTTTTTACCGTTTTCTGTTGTTAGAACACCATCATAGTCGAAGCTAATTTTAGGCATAATTTACGTTTTAAGCAACTTTTAATAAGTTTTGATATCTATACACCACTTTAATATAAAAATGTCTTAAAATGCCGTTTAAATGCTTTTTAAGCCTATATCTATATTATTATTAGTATTATTATTTATATTATTATTATTATTTATTATTATTGTTAACACTTGTTACATTAAGTGTAACACATAACTAATTGATATATAGTACATGTTACATGTTTACACCTGTTACACTATAACGCTCACATATATGTATTTTAAGTTTAACTACGCATGTGTATGTATGCGTCCATGTATGTGAGAAAAAACCCGTAACTGGTGTTAACAGCGTAACAAAGTTTAGAATCAATCGTTTAGGTGTTACATGCTGCGTAACATTTGTTAACATTTCAAATAAAAAAACCGCTGCACTTGTTGAACAGCGGTTAGCGGAGAACCGCAGTTGAGGCAAAAGTAAGTATTAGTTTTCAGACTTTAAAACTTTTCTATGTGAAAATTCAATATTTTCTTTTTGATAGTTCAACGGGTCACCATCTAAAAACGTCATAGTGTACTTTAAATCATGATTTTTAAGCGGGAACAATAAATGATGCAAAAGAATGCCAGTGCTGCTCTTAACCCTGTTTTTATCAAAATGCCATCGGTAATCTTTGCATTTGTCATAATCAGAATCATCTAACATAATGTACTGAGTGCAAAGGCTGCGTTTAAAGATTTGAAGTAGTTTCATACATTTAACGTTTTGATAGTATAAAGAATCTGAGATTCATTTTTAATCATTCCTAAGTCTATACCCTGTGTAATAAATTGCTCTATTTTTGTAATTTTTTTAAGTTCATTTGCAGATGCTAAATTTCTCATTCCTGCAAAATGTTTTCCAAAAACACGTTCATTTATAGCAATTGCATATTTAAAATATTCAGGATTATGTATAATCTTTTTAATAGAATCATTCATTGGTTTATATTCAGTACCAGCTTCAATCCTATCAAAAATTAAGCTATCAGTTAACCAAATAACAACCTTTGCATAAATCATTGGATTTAATTCCATTGCAAGTAAAACCCATATATAAGGATTGCACATAACTTCTTTTGTATGTCTTGCACCTGTAGTTTTATAAACTCCTAATGACTTTAATAACTTTGCAATTCCAATCTCATTTATACGCTCTATAAAAGTGTTAATTGACTCGTTTATGTAACCTTGATTTTCAAGCAAATAATAAACACGTTCTTTAAAATCTTGTGTTTGCATAATCCAAGTTAATGACCTTTCAGACCAACCATATTCCCACCTTGCTGATTCATATGCTTTTTGTAATGCAGATACAGATAAAAATCCTGTTTTAGTTTCTTGTTTAATCGTAATACCAAAAAGTTCACGGTCTTTTGATTGCATAATTACATTTGATTTCATAAAATATAAATTTTAATTATTAATACTACAAAGATAGTATTTTAAATTTATATTTCAAAGGTTATAAATAAAAAACCCTACATTTTTGCAGGGCTTTAAATAAATTTATTTTTCTAATTCATCATTTAAACTTGATTTTTTCAGCAAATCAGTATAATTCATTGAACCTTTACGCGCTACATCACGGCCAAATATTTTACCGAACTTTTCAGCTGCATCTTTAACGGCGTAAGTTTCGGCAGCTGGTGCAGCTTTTTGTACACCATCGGTTTTTACTTTACTCCAATCTGTTGCGCTTGCTTCTTTGTCGGTTTGTATCGGAGCAGCACCAATACCATCCTGCCACATTGGCTGACCGTTTATAGGGTTAATTACATGTAGCCTAACAGTTACTACTACTGAATTAGCTACTATTTGTGTAGCGCGAATTTCTACGTTAAAGCCGCCAAAGATACGGGTTAACAGGTATTCAATTTTCTCAATAGGTATGTACCGGTAATCGCGTATCATCGGATGTTGAACTAACCACTTTGCGGGCGGGTCCTGGTTCAATAATACGGTCAAAGCGTTTTGCTTTAGGCTGTCTTCTGTGTCAGTTAGAAGTTCCTGAAGTGTTGGCAGTTTTGTTAGTTGTTGCATGGTTTGAAGTTATTAAATGTTTGAAATATTTGTGTTTAGTGGTGATGAATGAACGCCATAATACATCCATTCAAAATCTTCGAATAAGAAAATTTCTTTATTATCTACTTTTGATTTAATTAGATTTACAATTTCTTGTGATTTTGTAAACCATTCGTTTCTATGCTGCATTCTTTTAAATCTTGAATGTAGCATTGATTCTAATTGCTTGGTTTTTTTTCTATTGTAAGTGAAAATACACATTACAGGTTTTACTTCAAATGGGTTTGCTGTTCTTATTGCAGTAAATCTCATTTTAGGATTATTTGATATACCTATTTTGTAGTATTGCTCGCATTCTAATAAATACAGATATTCTTTTTGCATGATTTGAAGTTTATAAGATGATTTAATAGGTGACCGACATCAATGTCGCTCAGTGATTTATTTAGCCCATGTAGGCAATGAAATAATATGTATTTTGTTATCAGTTGTATAACCGTGATAAATGCCGTTTTCCTTACATTTTTTTAGCGTTTCAATATCGGCCAAATATTCTTGGCGGCCGCGTTCGATAGCTTCGTTATCAAGTTCGTAAAGTTCTACATTAAACGGCGCTTCCTTTTCAACTGCTATAAATATAAACCGTTCAGCTTTTGTTAGGTCCATATAGAACGCCGCTTGGACATGATAACGGTAATTATAGATGGATTTAGCAAATTCGCTCGGTGCTGAATTAGTCGTTGTTTTTAGGTCGATGCAAACGTTATATTTTGTGTTTAGAAAATCTACTTTACATTTAGCAGCCATATCAGATATTCTACCCCAAAATGCTATTTCAGCTTGGCCTTGTTCTAAAAGTAACGCCGCCTTCGGATGTGCTAAAACAGCGTTTCGAATGTTTAGCGCTAATTCATAATCTTTGGCCGATACGAATAATTCTTTGCCTTCAGATTCTGCTAAAAACGATTCGTAAATAGCTTTACCTTCTTTTGTACGGCGGTCGCATTCGGGCATAACGGCGTAATTGTCTTGGTCGAATACAACCGAATGAACTAAGCTTCCTAAATTCATAGCTGATGTTGGCGCTTGTTTTTCACCTTCTATATAGGCTAAATAGTGCGCTGGTGACTTATGTACTAAGTCTAAAAGTGACTTGCTAATGAAGTCGGTTTTTTTGTGATACTCTTGGTTTGTCATAATTTTTTAAAAATATTTTATTAAATAATAGCACAAAATTAAAAAAGGTTTTTAACTTTGCAACACATTTAAACAAAAAAATATGAAAACTTTTGAAAAATTATCAATTCGATGCCACATCTTAGGCATCAGCATTTCGGAATTATGTAGGCGCGCCGAAGTTGGTAGGCAAACGGTTGAATACTGGTCTAAGGTCGAACCGCAAACTTTAATAATACTTGACAAACTGCAAACAGAATTAACAAAATTAGAAAATGAACACCATACAGCTAAGGCCATATCAATCCAAAAGCGTAAGCGACATAAGAGAGAGTTATAAAAGCGGCAACCGTAAAGTATTGTTTGTACTACCTACTGGTGGCGGAAAAACTGAAACATTTATTTATATGGCTTTAGAATCAATCAGTAAAGGTAAGCGCGTTTATTTCTTAGTGCATAAAAAAAACTTAGTGAATCAGATTAGCGAACGATGCAAGCGTTATAATTTAAGACACGGTTTTATAGCTGGCAACCGACCTAAGCAGTATTATTTACCTGCGCAAGTATGCAGCGTTCAAAGCCTTAAAAATAGATTAAAAGAAGTACCAATGCCCGACCTATTGATTATAGATGAAGCGCATCACGCCAACGCTGGTACATGGAAGGACATTTTAGATTTTTATGGCGAAAAGGTTTTTGTGCTTGGCGTTACTGCTACACCTTGGCGCGGCGATGGACAAGGACTTGGCGATGTGTTTAGTGATTTAGTTTTAGGACCGTTACCTGCTGAATTAGTGCAAATGGGCAATTTGGTGATGCCTGAATATTATAATTTCAAACCGTTGGCGGATTTTACAAAGATTAAAAAAGATAGGAACGGCGAATATAAAGCGGATGAACTATTTAAGGAAATGGACAAACCAGCGATAACAGGCAATGCAGTTGATGAATATAAACGTTTGGCACCGGGTGAACCTGCTATTTATTCTTGCGTAAATATTAAGCATTCGGAAAATGTAGCGGCGGCGTTTAATGCTGCAGGATTTAAAGCAGTTGCAGTACATGGTAATTTAGAAGATGCTGAAATTAAAGCCGCGTTTGATGATTTAGCGAATGGAAGTATTCATGTAATCACATTTTGTGACCTTATAAGCGAAGGAACAGATATTCCCGCCGTTTCAGTTGTAGGCATGCTTAGACGTACTATGAGTTTAAGTTTATACTTACAAATAGTAGGGCGCGGGCTTAGACCGATGGCAGGCAAAAGCCGATGTTTAATATTGGACCATGTAGGTAATCAGAAAATGCACGGACACCCACTACAAACTCGCGAATGGACATTGGAAGGCGTGCAAAAGAAAAAGCGCGATACAGAAACATTAGAAGCTGAGTACACCGATTGTATAGAATGTTTAAGAACTTACATTAAAACGCTGGATAAATGCCCATACTGCGGCAATAAACCCGAAATCAAAATACAACAGATTGAAGAAGTTGCAGGCGTTGCGGTCAAAGATAATACAACCTTAGATGAACTGCTAAAAGCTAAGAAAAGTGAACAGGGCAAAAGTAGAACGCTATCGGATTTGTGGGAACTGAAAAATAAACGCGGGCATAAAGACAATTGGGTATATTACATATTTGAAAGCCGTATCTTAAAAGAAAATGGCAGTATTGACTGGATAAATAAGAAATACGGTTTGGATGCTACCGATAAAAATGATTTAAAAGCAGCCGCAAAAAGAGTATGGAATAATTTTTTAAGAAGTAAAAGGTATTAGTATGAATGTAATTTATAACCGAAGTGATGGTAAAATAATATTAGGTAAAATAGAATACACAGCATTTCACAACAAAGATAAAAGCGTTGTTTGGTATTATGTTAGATTCGGTCCTAAATGGGCACACTTATGTAGTAAAGATGAATTATTATTTGAACAACAACTAACACTATTCTAAATATGAAATGGAAACCACACGAAAAAGAACTATTAAAACAGCATTATGCAGATTCAACTATTCATGAACTTATGCAGATGCTTAATAAAACATCGGGTGCAATTTACAACCAAGCATATTTCAATAAGTTAAAAAAATCTGCAGAATATGAAGAAAATCGCCAATTGCAAGATATTGAAAACCTAAGAAAAAATACTACAAAAAGATTTCAAAAAGGCAATACACCTTGGAACAAAAACGTAAAAGCCTATATGGGTGCAAATGCAACAAGTTTTAAAAAAGGTAATTTGCCGCACAATACAAGAAGCGAAGGAGAAACGCGCTTAGATAAAGAAGGTTATGTATTAGTAAAAATAGCGCACAAAAAATGGATTCGAAAACATAGGGTAATTTGGGAACAAACATATGGCGAAATACCTAAAGGATATTTAATAAGAATTAAAGATGGCAATAAAGAAAACTATTCTTTAGATAACATGGAATTGATTACAATGGCTGAAAATATGCGATTAAACGCTATGCAAAGATTCCCGACTGAGTTAAAACAAGCAATCAGATTATTAAAAAAACTTAAAAAGAAAATCAATGAGAAACAAAATTCAAGACCTTAGAAACATGCTATTTGAACAGATGGAACGCTTAATGGATGATGATGCTGATTTAGAAATAGAAACACAGCGCGCTGAAGCCGTTGCACAAATAGCAAATGTATTGGTTCACTCTGCAAAGGTAGAAGTAGATTTTTTGCGCATGGTTGGCGCTGAAGGTAGCGGCACTGGTTTTATTCCGATGGACAATCAAAAACAGATAGTATGAAACACTTTTTAAACCAAGCCTATGACAAATTAGGCATTTATTACACACCAGGTAAAATTTTAAACAATGAAACAATTAACAGCTTTTCTAATCTTAATTTCAGTACTTTTTGGCTGCCAAAAGCCAGAACCTACTGTAATAGTAAAAACAATTACCATTTACCGCGACACATGCGACAGCGAATTTATACGCAAGATAGGACAAATCGAAACAGGTAATTCAGACAGTTTAACAGAGGTAGGCGGCCACGGTAAAGGTAGATTTCAGATTTATAACATTTGCGTCAAAGGCAGCGGACTTACTGACCTATTAGGTTATTCGCACGATGACATGTTTAATCATGAAAAATCAGTTCACGTATTTTGGGCCACGATGGGTATTTTCTGCCATACATACGCACAAAAGCACGGCAAATATCCAACTTACGAAGAGCTGAGCAGAATGTGGTGCGGCGGTCCTAAAGGATACAAAAGCAATGCAACATTAAATTACTTACATAAATTCAAAACCCTATGAAACGAAAAACAGATTATGAGATTCTATTAGAAATTTACAGGCGAGTTTATGCAGTATCAGAACCGCCTGCCGATTTCGATGAACTTGTAGCGAATGCCGAAATAAATGACCGCGGCGAAAAACAAATTAAGTTTTTAGAATATCAATGTGAAGAAGCAGTAATGCAGCAGATATTTGATGAAACAATGGCAAAGTATAAAATTAAAGGCCAACGCCAAAAACAATTTAGTTTTAGTTTTTGGTTAGGCTGTTCACCTAAAACAAAGAAAAAATCATGAGCGGAGGATATTTTGATAGACAACAATATGTAATACAAATGATTGTTGACCAGTTAGAAGATGTAATTCTAAATAATGGTAAAAAACGAGAACATAAAGAATCATGGGAAGATGATTACCACTATGAATACCCACCTGAAGTAATAGCTAAATTCAAAGAGGGTTTAGAATTTCTTAAAAAGGCACACATTTACGCGCATCGCATAGATTGGTTATTATCTGGTGATGATGGCGATGAATCATTTTTAGAACGCTTAGAATCTGATTTGTCAAAGCTATGAGTTTTTTACAGCATCATTTACACCCTCACTTACAGCATCATGAAAGAACAACACTTATACAAAGAATTACAAGCGCGGCATAGTAAATACGGCGTTTTATTTCGGAATAACACAGGTACAGCATTTCAGGGCAAACGGGCGGTTATCAACAGCCGCCCTATAATAACTGAACCGCGGCAAATAACATTTGGGCTTTGCATTGGCAGTTCTGATTTAATCGGTTGGAC